TACGCTCTCGATTGAAAGTGCACGGTATGCAACGTAGACACGCTCAACGTTTGCGTTGGCGTCTCCAGTTCCTGGACCTACTGCAACCAAACCACGCTCAACTGGGACATCTCCGATGTCTCCTGCTGAAAGGTTAAGTGCTGCAGATCCTGCGCCAATACCAGTTCCTGATACTGCGCCTAGATCTCCTTCTTGTCCTGCAATTGCAAACAAGAGATTCTCTAGTGTTGATTCTGCGAATGTAGTATTTAGGTTTACCTGCATGCCTTGCTTAAACAACTTAGCAACGTCAAGAACCTGGTCTACTGCTACTTCACCAAAATCTGGCTGGAATTGAATTTCCAAACCATTCATTGTATATCCAACGTTGCGGAAGTCAGGAGTCTCTTCTGTAAGGGTATCCTTATAAGACTCTCCTGCTACGTAACCTGGAAGTGCTGCATCTGTGAGTGCGCCATTTTCATATGTGAAAAGTGCTGCTGCTCCAACGATAATATCGTTTGAACTACCACGTGTATATGCCATGTATTTCACCTCTTTTTTTTCTTTTAGATTAAAAGGGCTTGTTTCCTCACCTTAATTATACATCCCTTTTTTAAGCGTTTACTGACTCTATGATATCTTGCATTGGGTGATAATCGTAGTCAATGATTATTTTGTTACCCGCATAGGTTCGGGCTGTTCCAAAATCGACTATGTCTCGTGCCTCTTCTAGTTGGTAAATCTTAAAGTTGTGGAAGTAGAATTTGCAGGTCATGCCACCTATTGGAGCGTGAGTCCTAGCCCACTTATTTATGTCTTCAGCAGTCTCATCTCCACGATCCATAAGCCTTAGAACTGCCTCCTGTATCTGAATCATATTAACAATGGGATTTGATCCTGACGCATAAAAATAATATAAAATTTGCTCACACTTGATATGTGGAAATGCTCCTCTACGCATTCTAAACATCCTGTCATAGACTGCCATAGTTCCACCCTCTGGAAATTGAGTTTGTAGCATTTCAAGAGTGGAAGGTCCCGTTGGAAAAAATGGTAAGTCGTTAAAGTCTGTAAGTAGTTGGATCTTTTCTCTAAGGTATTGGTTAATCCATAATACTGGAGTATTTAATACTGATATTGATTCTGTCATTATGATGCCACCGTTGCGTTAGCGACCCAACGATACCCTGTAGAAATACCAGTTGACTTTCCGCCACGTTTGCCCTTTCCTAAGTTTTTCTTGTACACTGATGGGTTCTCAAAGTACTGTCTAAGGTTACCACTATTTAAAAATGCCTGAGTAAAGTATCTACCAAAGAACATATCAAATGCTTTTTCAAACTCACCTTGAGTATTGCCTCCTGGATTTTGAACAACAACTGGCTTCTTTGTATAAACCACTTGTCCATCAACTTCAATCCTCAGAGCCTCTGCATTACGTGGCTTTATTACGACAGGAGTTCCAATTTCCATAATGATAGCCTTATCACGAAACGGCTCATTAGATCCTTCTTTAACTGAGTTAGATTGTTTAAAGTTTGATATAAAAGAAAGTCCTATGTTACTAACTGTGTATTGTATGTCAAATAGTCTTGCTTCTGGGCTACCGTTTTGATACCACTCGTATACGTGATGTAAGGTATCTGGAGAGACTCTAGCATTTGTGTCAATAAACTGTGAGGCTATCTCAGATACATCAATACCTAGGTTATTTAAGAAGTCTTTCTTACCTTTTTGTATTCCTTCAGCAAAGCCAGTTGAGTAGTCAATGATGTTCTTCATGTCTTTATTAAACTGTCTGTTGTTAAACTTTACTTTAATCATACATCTACCGCCTGATTTTCAGATCTTCTTATGATTAACTTGTAGTACTCTGTTGAACCAAAAGGACCTACAAAAGGGTCCTGTGTTGCAATTTCAAAAATAGTAGACTTGCCTGCACGTGGACCAGAAGTCTCTAGGTATATGTCGTTGCAGTTTTGATCTCTAATGTTTGTGATAATAACATTTGTAATTGAGTTCTTTGCTTCAAGACTTGACATTCTGATGTCTGTCTTTACTCTACCAATAAGAATCTTGTCTTGAGTTATATTTACATTGGGAGTTACTTCTTCTTTAAATGCTCCACCTGCTGGTGCAAAAGAACAAGCAACTGTTCTGTCAATGATCCAAGTTTTTTCTACGTTACCGTAAATTCCCTGCTCAACTACTGGATGATAAACATCTGCAAGCATTGGGAACGTAAAGTCTGGTGTTTCGCATATCATTAAATTATCCCTGGCTTGACAATATTTTTAACATATTTTTCAAGTATCTTATCTACTAGGAAGTTTCCTGTTCCGCTAAGCATTGCCTTATCAAATTGAATTCTAAACTGATCTGTGTTGTATGCTGTTATGTATCTCTTATAGTAATCCAACTTGCCACACTTAAGATCTTCTATTAAAAGTTTTGCTGCGTACTCAATGTCAGCAGGGACTGTTATGTATCCATGATCAACAACAAATGTGTAATCATATCCTGAAGGGAATCCTACGCCATCATACCCGTAGTAAGCAAGATCTCCACTTGCTATTGGAAGGTTTTGGGCTGTAGACTCATACCTATTAACTACACCATCACGTATTTTTTGTATAGCAGTTTTATCTGATGTTATAGAATATTCGTGCTCATTTAAATCTGGAGTTGATCTGTCATAAACTAGTTGATTATTCTCGTAAACCTTGAATACTCTATAAACCTTTTCCCATAAAGAGAAGTAGTCTGAGCCATTACCAGTTCCAATAACTGTAATTTTTTTATTATAAAATCCTTCTGGAACAAATGTGTCTATCATTGATCTTGCTACTAATTCTAAAGTTGTGTATTCAGCAATCTCAGATGCCGTTGTTCCTAATGTGTTTGGGTCTACGTATGGTCTTATTAGTTCATAAAACTCTTCGTGAATAGAAGTTTCTGTCTCGTTGACAATTTTAAAAAGTTCTACTCTGTAATTATTATCGTACCTTCCAGGAAGATAAATCTCTAGATCATCTCCTGTATCTGAACCTAAAAATTCTAAATCTTGTACTGAAAGATCCGCCATATCCGTAACTCTTGCATATATGTCTACATTGCTATACCCTGATGGTACAACAAAGTTTACTGCAATTGTTTCGTATGGCGGAACTCTCAATATTTTCATCTATTACTTACCAAAATCCTTAGCAACTTCTTCTGGTGATGCTGGTCGGATGTGTGAACGAGTAAGCCACTGGCTAGCAGCATCCTTTTCAACGATGTTGTAACCACGGTAAACTTTGCCTACCCCTGGCCATGTAACATTCTTTGTTGAGTAAAGTGCCACAGTTTCTTTAACTTCTGCAGGCTTGACTGACTTTATTCTTTCAGGTGCTCTTGGTGCTGTTGTCGCTCCAATTACTCCTTCTGCAACTGCTCCAAGTTCCTGAACTTCTTCAGGTGCTAGATATGCAGTTGCCTCTACGACTGGCTGAGCAGCCTCTTCTACAACTGGAGTTTCTACAATAGGTTCTGCAACTGGCTCTGTAACAACTGGTGCTTCAAAAACTGGTGCTTCATTTACTGCTTCATCTACAATTGGATTATTATTCATGTTTTCCATAATTCCTCCTTGTTAGTATTATATCATTATAAGTAATAAGGGGAGCAGGAGCGTTAACTCCTACTCCCCCTAAGTTTTACTGTTTACAGATTATGCTGCATCAGATGCTGCATCAGCGAATGCGATTGCATCCTGCTCTTCCCACTGAATACCGAAGCGAACGAATACTGTATATTCTACAGTGTCCTTCTTTGGCTTGTATTCGCGGTTTACTGTGATGTCACGCTGGAATCCCCATACACGGTTCTGTGGGAATGTCAAGTCGACATATCCTGCAGGGTAGTATGGAACTTCCTGGACATCGACACCGAGAACACGTGTTGTACGTGCTCCACCGAATGTCTGTGCTCCTCCGTCAAGGTATGCTTGACGATTCATTGGAGTACCGCCAGCCTGAGAAGCAAATGCTTCTGCAACTGCGTCTGCTAGAGTACCGTTATTCTTAACGATTCCCTGGAATGCGTCTGTACCAGCATAGAACTTCAAGTTAGACTTGATAGCACGATACTTACGTGGCATTGCAAGAATGATGTCCTGCATTACATCTGTTGTCCAGGCGTTATTAGCGACTGTTACAACTGACTCATGAGCATCTCCGTCATTCTTAACACGGTTTACGAAACCGTCCATGATTGACAAGAAGTTTCCTGTTGCGCCATCTCCGTTGATTGCAAGGTCTTCGATATCATTACCGAAAGCGTTTGTCATCAAGCGGACAATGTGATCTTCTAGTGCTGCACCTTCGATGTTATCTTCTAGTGCTTCTGCAGATACTTCCCAGTCAAGACGAATCTTCTTTGTAGTCAATTCAACCTTTGAGAATGTTGCACCTGCGTTTGTGTAATCGCCAACTGCTTGCGCTGCTGCACGAATAACACGCTCTCCGACGTTTACCTTTTCGAGTTCCATTGTATTGGCTCTCATAGTAACACGACGGCCATCTTGGGCGAGAATGGTAGCATCCCACACGTAGTCAATAAAACGACGTGCTTGCTCTGGGCGTAGGATACCTGATCCAGCCTCACCTGAAGGGTTTACTGCATTTGGTCCAGAGTTAACACCTGATAGGGCTGTTGGGATATTTCCCAATACACCACCATCGGTATAATTACCTGGTACGTTTGAACCTGCGTCAGATCCAGATGCGAATGCACCTTGTCCCTGATACAGTCCTGGTGCTGTTCCACCAAGATTACCTGAAGTTCCAGGCTGGTTCTTTTCTATATTTTGTTCCGACATATTGTCACCTCCTGTGATTTTTTACTTATTGTTTTTTTAATTAAATAAGTCGGCTGTTTTGAGGAAACTACCGCCCCATAGGGATTTTTCAACCGTTTCAGGCTGATTCTGTACTATCTCGCCGAGATCGCCAGATTTTCGGAAAGCAGTGTCTTGCTCTACAAGTTCCACACGCTTACCAAATTCATTAAATGTATTTGTTGCTGCTGCAATATCTTTTGCAACTGCTTCAAATGATGTTTGTGCCACTTCAATGTCAACCTTGGTAGACTTCAAAAGTTCTACCTCTGTTTGCAATGACTTGACAACTTCTACTAGATCGCTAAAGGCTTTTTCAAGACCGTCATTTGTTTCTGTAACTGCTTCTGCAATTACTTCATCTGACTTAGGAGCCATTGGCTTCTTAGCCTCTGCCTCTTCATCTGCTGGAGTTTCGGTAGCATCTTCTTCAGTAGTCTCTTTATCAGTTGCTGGTGCTTTCGCAGCCTTCTCTGTTTCAGTTTCTTCTACTGCAGTCTCTACTACATCTGCTTTTGCATCTGCCTCTGGAGCGACCTCTACTGCTTCAACTGCAATATCAGATTTCTCAACGATTTCTTCAACTGTGTTTTTTGTTGATTTTGCCATAAGGTTTTCCTCCTTGTTAATCTTAGAAGTATTAATGCCTTTAGCACTATCGACTAAGAATTTTATCATATTTAGTTTTTCGTTATCCGTTTTTTCAACGAAACCTATGTTTTCCATTTGCTCACCAGTGATGGGGCTTAACTCTGATTCATTCTCAGATGCTAGAACAATTCCATTTGCCTTGTCATAGAACACATTCTCTAATACTGTTTCATCACCTTTTACAACATTTACTCCATCAACCTTTTCAACAGATACAATGTTTGCAAATTGATTTGCTG